CGACACGCTCGAGGACCAGCTCCGCCGGACAGCGACGGCCCAGACGCAAGTCGCAAGCACCGCTCGACCGCTTGTCGGCGCGATGGGCGGCGTAGGGCAGGCGTTTAAGAACAACGCAAGCGGGATCCAGAACGCGAGCTTCCAGCTTCAAGACATCCTCGTCCAGATGGAGATGGGCGTTCCTATCACGCGCACGCTCGGACAACAGCTCCCGCAGCTCCTCGGGGGCTTCGGTGCGATCGGCGCGGTCGTCGGTCTTGCCGTAGGTGCACTCCTGACATTCGCTCCCGCGCTGTTCGACACCGGCGAGGCTGCAGATGATCTCACCGACAAGCTCGACGCGCTGTCATCTGTCATGCAGAGGCTCAACGCCGCGCAGAAGGGGCAGAGTTTAGCGGATCTTACGGGCCAATATGGCGCGCAGGCAGCGGCGGCACAGGAGCTGCTCAACATCCAGCGGCAGATCGCGCAAATTGAGGCGGATCGTGCCTTCCGCGCGGCCTCTGGCGCGGTCGTCGGGGCTATGGGGCCGGGGCTCGAGGCTCAGACATTTCAGAGCGCGCTCGACAACGCGACGGCCCTCAATTTCGCTCTGCGAGAGCAGGCCGAGGTGGCGAAGGTCACGCAACAGATCCAAGAGGGGAGCCTCACGCTAAACGAGGAAGAAGCGGCAGCTCTCGGCCGTCGTCGCCGCGCTTACGAAGATGTCCTCGGCATGATCGGACCCTATCGTCGCGGGCTTGAGGCGATCACTGAACAGTTCGGGCTTACCGAGCAATCGGCGGCGAACCTCGTTATCCAGATGACGGCGGTCAAAGAGGCCGACACGATCGAGAGCCGCGTCGCCGCGACGCAGGCGCTCGCCACGGCGATCGACGAGGCCACCGGCGGGCTAAACATGGCCTCTGACGAGGGTATCAAGCTCTACAACGCCCTTCTCGAGGCCGCGCTCGCCGGGCTCGATCTAAAGAACTTGGATCTTCCGGGCGCGCTTTCTGGGGCGGCAGACCAAGCGGCGCGGATGGCAGACGAGCTTAGTCGCGCAGCGTCAAACGCCTTGGCCGCGTCTCAAAACGCATTGACCGCGCGGCGCGAAGCCGAGATCAGACAGCGGTTCGCAAATGACCCCGTCGGACAAGCCCGCGCTCTCGCGGAAGTCAGAAACCCGGTTGTTCGCCAAGGGGATCTTCCAGATCCCGTTGCGCGTTATATCAACAGCCTGCGCGGGGAAACGATCGAGAACAGCGCGGCCGCAGCGCAGATCGACGCAGACACGAGAAAATTTCTCGACACGCTCAAGGGCGGCTCGAAAACCATCAACGACATCGAGCGCGACGCGGCGCGGCTCTACGAGAGCACCCGCACCGAAGCGGAACGCTACGCCGCAGAGCTCGACAAGATCGAGGCGCTGTTCGCGGTCGGTGCGATCAACGGCGAAGTCTACAGCCGCGCGCTCGAGGATCTGAACGCTAAGTTCGACCCGTTCACGAAGCTGATGATCGGCGTCGCAGACACGATCGAGAACGAGCTCAACAGCGCCTTCGCGTCCGTCCTCAAGGGCACGGCGGATCTCGGGGACGCGCTGCTCTCGTTCGCCTCGAACGTCCTTGCCAAGGTCGCGCAGGATCTGTTCGCGCAGCAATTCGCCTCCCCGATCTCCGCGGCCCTCACCGGTATCTTGGGCGGGGTCGTCGGAGGAGCAGCGCCGATCACGAGCCCGCGCCCCATGCCGAGACCGTTCGAGGACGGCGGCGTCTTCGATCAATCCGGCGTGACCGCCTTCGCCAAGGGCGGCGTCGTCGGCGGGCCGACGGTCTTCCCGTTCGCCAACGGGATCGGGCTCATGGGCGAGGCCGGGCCGGAGGCGATCATGCCTCTCTCGCGCGGCGCAGACGGCAAGCTGGGCGTCATCGCAAGCGGCGGCGGCGCGCCGAGCGTCACGATCAACAATTACAGCGGGCAAGAGGCCACCGCCTCGACCGACAGCGCCGGGAACATGGTCATCGAGATCGGGCGCGCGATCGCGCAGGACATCACGTCCGGCGGGCCGAGCTATCGGGCGATCCGCAGCACGTTCGGGCTCTCAAACCGCTTGCAGCAAAGGGGTTAAATCATGCCGACTTGGCCGGGAACGCTTCCGCAATACTTCGAGGTCGGCGTGCAGGACACGCGGCAGCAGGGCTTCATTCGCTCGCAGACCGACACCGGGCCTTATAAGCAGCGCAAGCGGTTCACCGCGACGGCGCGGTTCCTCTCCGGGACGATGCTCCTCACCGGCACCGAGCGCGCGACGTTCGAGACCTTCTACAAGACGACGCTCTCCGAGGGGACCGACGCCTTCGACTTCATCGATCCGGCCGACTTCTCGACGATCTCGGCGCGCTTCGTGCAGCCTCCGACGCTTTCGGCCGTCGCAGGCGGGGGCACGGCGGGCACCGCCCAGTGGCGGATGGACCTCTCGCTCGAGGTGCTCCCCTAATGCCGCGCACGCTTCCGACGACGGTCATCACGGCCGTGAACTCCCAGACGACGACGAGCGCCTTCCTTGTGCTGCTCGAGGTCTCGCACAGCGCGATCGGGACATATTATTTCGTCAACAATACCGAAAACGTAACATCCGGCGCGAACACCTACGTCGCCTTTCCGTTCTCGGTCACGCTCCCGCCGGACGATCCCGAGCTGCAAGTTCGGGCGCGGCTCACGCTCTCGCATGTCACGAGCGAGCTCAACGTCTTGCGGACGATCGCCGGGCAGCGCGAGCGCGCGACCTTCTCGCTCAAGGTCATCGAGGCCACCGCGCCGACGGTCATCTTGCAGAGCGTCTCCGGGCTGGTGGCGGCATCGGTAAGCTATAACGCGGACGTGATGGACATCGATCTCACGATCGACAACTTTCTGACGGAGCCTTTCCCAAGTGCAACCTTCGCGCCTTCCAATTTCCCCGGCATCTTCTAACTGGTGGAACGCCTATGTCGGGATCCCGTTCGCGTGGAACGGGTCGACGCGCGACGGGACGTCGTGCTGGGGGCTCGTTTGCATGGTCTACAGCGAGGTCTTCGGGATCCGGCTTCCGCGCTTCGACGAGCTCGAGGAGCAGATCGAGGGCGGCGCGGAGAGCGTCGCGGACTTCGCCTCGACCGGGCGCGAGATCCCGATCGAGGAGGCGCGCTCCGGAGACGTGCTTCACATGTGGGGGATGCACCGTGGAAAGCGGCGAGCGACCCATTGCGGGATCGTCACCGAGCCGGGCTTCGTTCTTCATGCGGAAGAAGTCGTAGGATCTTGCATTTCGCGCTATAAGGGGGACAACCGTTTCTTGCAGCGCGTGATCGGAGCTTATCGCCTTGAATGATCTCACCCCATACAGCGACGGCGCGCTCGCCGAATACATCGAGGTCACGCTGGTCTTGAACCCGCTCGCGCAGGGCGATCGGCTCGTCGTGCGCGTCTCGCCCTCGGGCACGCTCGCCGATCTGATCTCGGCGCTGGTCCCGGACGAGCTCGATCGCGATCATATCAGCGCCTTCCTCGGCGGGGATTACATCGAGCCGCAGCTCTGGTCGAAGATACGACCGAAGTCGGGCTCCTCGGTCTATCTGCGGATGGTCCCGCAGGATCCGGTCTCGATCATCTCGATCCTCGCGACCGCAGCCGCTCCGACGATCACGGCGGCGGTCTTCCCGACGCTCGTCGCCGGTAGCCTCGCGGCATCGATCGCGGGCGCGGCGATCTCGATCGCGATCACCTACGCCGCCTCGGCGCTGATCGGGCCACGGCAGAGCCAAAACCGCGCCGAGAGCCCGACCTATGCGATCAGCGCAGCGCGCAACGGGATCTCCCCCTTCCAGACCGTCCCGGTCGTGCTGGGCACGCACCGCATGGTCCCGCCTTACGGCGCGGCACCCTACACCGAGGTCGTCGGGAACGACCAGTTCCTGCGCTTCGTCCTGATCTGGGGCTATGGGCCGGTCTCGGTCTCGGAGATCAAGATCGGGAACACCCCGATCGAGGATTACACCGACGTCGAGACCGAGCACGACTTCGCGGGCAGCGCGTCGACGCTCGGGCTCTATCCCGGCGACGTCTCGCAGGAGGATCTCGCGATCCGCACGACGACGACCTTCGTCTCGCGCACGACCGCGCTCGACACGACCGAGATCGGGATCACGATCACCTTCCCGTCGGGTCTGTTCCAAAACACCTCGAAGGGCCGCAGGAACGCCTCGGCGCGGATCGTCGGGGAATACCGGCTCGTCGGCGCGGGCTCGTGGACTTCTTGGTTCGACGAGACCTATACCGACGACACCGCGCAGGTGAAGCGCGTCTCGCAGCGCCAGACCGGGCTTACCTCGGGTCAGTATGAGGTCCAGATCAAGCGGTTCGACGCCGAGGAGAACCTCACGAACGACCGGATCTTGGATAGAGCAGATTGGACCGATCTCCGCTCGTTCAACACCAACACGCAGCCCGTCCTCTTGCCGGGCATTGCGAAAAGCGCGTTCAGGATCAAGGCGACCGACCAGCTCAACGGCGTCGTCGATCAGCTCAACGCGGTCGTCTCGCTCCTGATCCCGACATGGGACGGCTCGGCGTGGACGACGGCGACCAGCGCGACCTCGAACCCGGCCGCGATCTTCCGCTACGTCCTCAAGGGCGCGCCGAACAAGAAGCCCGTCGCGGCGGCGAACATCAACGACGCCGCTCTCGGCGCGTGGTTCACCTTCTGCCAGACGAACGGCTTCGCCTTCGATCAGGTGATCGACTTCCAGCTCTCGGTCCGGGATCTCTTGCAGGACGTGGCGAACGCGGGCAAGGCGAGCCCGGCTTATGTCGATGACAAGTGGACCGTCGTCATCGAGCAGACGCGCTCGACCGTCGTCCAGCACTTTACGCCGCGCAACACCCGGAACTTCGCCGGGCGGATCCTCTACAACGAGATCCCGGACGCGCTGCGGATCCGGTTCTTCAACCGGGACGCGGACTATCGCGAGGACGAGCGCGTCGTCTACGACGACGGCTTCAACGAGGCGAACGCGACGACCTTTCAGGTGATCGATCTCCCCGGCCAGACGAACCCGGACAACGTCTACAAGCTCGGGCGGCATTACATCGCCTCGGCGCGCCTCCGGCCGGAGATCTTCACGTTCGAGGTGGACATCGAGCACCTCGTCGCGCTGCGCGGCGACTTGTGCAGGCTCACGCACGACGTGCCGGGGATCGGCCAGATGTCCGGGCGCGTCGTCTCTCGCTCGACGAACACGATCGTCCTCGACGAGCCGGTGACGCGGGAGGCGGGCAAGGTCTACACGCTGCGCGTCCGCGAGACGGACACCGGAGACACCCTCGCGCTCACGGTCGCGGCGTCCTCGACGACCGTCACGAGCGACACCGTGACCGTGACGAGCGGCGGGACGTCGGTCAACGTTGGGGATCTCTACCAGTTCGGCGAGCAGAACATCGAGAGCCTCGAGGTGCTGGTCGCTGCGATCGAATACATCGACGACCTCGCGGCGACCGTGACGTGCGTCCCTTACTCCCCGGCGGTCTATAACTCGGCCGCGACGATCCCGCCTTACACGACCGCGCTCTCCGCGCCGGTCTCGGCGTCGTTCACTGGACCACCGATCCCGAAGATCTCGCAGGTGATCTCGGACGAGACCGCGCTGCAAGTCACCTCGAGCGGGGCACTTGTCCCCTCGATCTTTCTCTATGTGCAGCCCGGCAAGACCGCCAAGACCAACGACGGCACCGTGACCCGGACCGCGTTCTTCCAAGCGCGTTTTCGCAGATCCGGCTCGTCGGATCCGTTTACATATATGCCTTACAGCGCGGTCGATACCCCATACGTCCAGATCTTCCCGGTCGAGAGCGGCGGATCCTACGACATCGGCGTCCGCGCGATCGGGCCGGACGAGGCGACGACGAGCATCTTCGCCGACATCGCGAACCACCAAGTCATCGGCGCGAGCGCCAAGCCTCCGCAGGTCGACACCTTCTCGCTCAACACGATCGGCGAGCATACTTACGTCGAATGGACCTATCCATCGATCGCGGTCGACGTGATCGGCTACGAGATCCGCTACTCGGCGAACCAGAACAACACGGCATGGACCTCGATGACCGTCCTCTCGGACGCGGTCCCGCGCGAGGCGCGCTCGTTCACCGTGCCCAGCCGCTCGGGATCCTACGGCATCAAGGCGATCGACGTCCTCGAGAACCGCTCGGTCTTGGCGACCTTTATCAACGCCTCTCTCGAGGATCCGGCCGCGCAGAACGTGATCGAGACGCTCACGCAAGAGCCGAGCTGGGCAGGAACGAAGACCGACGTCGATGTAAACGGCGCGGTCATCCAGCTCTCGAGCACAAACTACATGGCGAGCTGGGCGACGCTCGCGTCGGTCCCTATTATCGGGTTTACCGCCGCGACGGGCTACGAGGAGACGGGCTTCTATGAGTTCGGGGAGACGGATCTCGGAGAGGTTTACTCCTCTCGCGTGATCGTCGACGCCGTGGTCTCGACGTCTGGCGGGCTCTCGACTATGGCAGGGTGGCTCACGCTTTCGGGCGTCGCGGATCTCGCAGGGGACGACACCGGCGACGAGGTGACGGTCGAGCTGCAAGTCAACTACTCGATCGTCGACAGCGCGACGCCGGTTTATCAGGGCTGGCGGCGCTTCGTCGTCGGGGATTACACGGCGCGCCACCTCAAATTCCGCGCGGTTCTCGCGACCCGGTTCTCGACGATCACGCCGACGATCAGCGGCTTGACCGCCGTCATCGATATGCCGGATCGCGTCGATTATGGAAACGACCTCGTCACCGGCGCGAGCACTTACTCGGTCGCGTTCTCCCCGTGGTTCAAGGCGCTCCGATCTGTTACTATCGCCGCGCAGAACATGGCGACGGGCGACTATTACACGATTTCGGGCAAGACGCGCACCGGCTTCGATGTTACATTCCGCAACAGCGCCGGGACGGCGATCAGTCGATCCTTCGACTATCAGGCGATCGGCTACGGCAGAGAGAGGGCTACCTAATGGCGCAGTATAGTTTCGGGACGATCGACCCGAACACCAAGAGCGGGACCGCGCTCGCGACAGATCTGAACTCATGGCGGGACGCCGTCAATTCGACGCACTCGGGATCGAGCGCGCCGAGCTACGTCACGAGCTCGATGCTCTGGTCCGACACGACTTCGGCGAACTTCGAGCTCAAGATGTATGACGGCGCGCAATGGATCCCGGTCGCGGTGCTCGATGCGACGAACAACGTCGCGCGCGTCGCGGTCGACAGCGCGGAGACGAGCTACATCACCTCGACCACCAACGCGCAGATCCGCCATGTGATCGCGAACACGACCATCGCGACGATGCGGTCCACCGGCTTGCAGTTCAACATCGCCTCGCCGGTGATCTCGGACAGCAACGCGAACGAGCTGCTCTCCTTCCAGACGGTCGCGAGCGCGGTGAACCACATCGACATCTCGAACGCTGCGACCGCCGGTAAGCCGACGATCTCGGCGATCGGAAGCGATGCGAGTATTGATCTCGTTCTCACGGCCAAGGGGACGGGCATCGTTTACACCTACTCGGAGACGGCCGCGACGAACACGGTGATCGATGTCGCGCGCCTCGAGAGCCGCAGCACCGGGACACCGGCCGCAGGGATCGGCGCGGGCCTCCTGTTCGCGGTCGAGACGGCCGCAAATAACTTCGAGATCGGCGCGCGGATCGACGCTATCACGACCGACGTCACGGCGACCTCGGAGGATTTCGACCTCTCGTTCAAGGTCATGGCAGCGGGCGCGGCAGCGGTCGAGGCGATGCGGATCCGGTCGACCGGCGTCGTCGATGTCGACGCGCTCTCGATCGCGAACGTGACCGTCACCTCGACGGCGGCGGAATTGAACATCCTCGACGGCGTGACGGCTACGGCGGCGGAGCTGAACTTCGTCGACGGCGTCACCTCAAACGTCCAAACGCAGCTCAACGCGAAGGCAAACCTTGCCTCTCCCGCGCTCACCGGGACACCGACCGCGCCGACAGCAACCGCCGGGACCAACACCACCCAGCTTGCGACGACGGCCTTCGTGAAAGCAGCAGTTGATCTGGTTACAACAACTTAC